ATTCTAGCCTTTAAGGCGTCCTCTGCTGTCCAGAAGGATATCGACTGGGGGGATGGTCTTTGGACTTGTCATGCTGAAGTAGATGACGCATGGGATTACTTTACCGACATGCTTATTGCTATTGATGAGAAGCTGAATAAGCATTTTGTTGGTGAAGAGATTACCCATGTATTCTGTTTCTCCGATGAGGATAACTTTAGGAAAACTTACAATCCTGACTATAAGTCCAATAGGCGATCTAATCGTAAACCTTGTTGTTACAAAGGCCTTGTAGACAAGATTAAAGAAACCTACATTTCTCATACAGTCAAGTACCTTGAAGCTGATGATGTTGTGGGTATCTACTGTACTAGTCCTGTCTATAAAGATATTTGTGTCGCAGTGTCTATGGACAAGGATTTCAAGACAATCCCCGGTTACTTCTATGATTTCGGTAAGGATGTCTTTTATAACATCACTGAGAAGGACTCCAAGAAATGGCTGTGCTATCAGACTCTAGTAGGGGACGTTACAGACGGCTATAAGGGGTGCCCCACTTATGGGCCTGTAAAAGCCAATAAGCTCCTTAATGGGCACCCTGATTCTGAATGGTGGACAGAGGTATTGAATGCTTTCAAGTCTCAGGGTCTTACTGAAGAGGATGCCATTAGAGAAGCAACTATGGCTAGAATCTTGCACTATGAAGATTACCCTTTAGGTGAATCTGAGGGCTTGCCAAAGAAGTACAATCCATTTTAATCAATACTAATACCCCTAGGGCTATTTTTAATTAAATCAATAGTCCTAGGTAGGAGGAAGACATGAACAAAGAAGAAAACAACGTTGTTGAGGAAGAAGAGTTTCCTTATGTTCCTAAGGATCTCATTGAGAGACTTGAGGATATCTTTGACATTCGAAAGATGATTTGGTATGAAAAGAGTAATGA